ATCAGTACAGCAGCGACGATCGCGACTTGTCTAATTGCCTTGATTACGATCGCTTCCTCGACCACTACACTTTCGTCGTGCGGGAATTGGCGCGGATCACCATGCCCGGCCGCATGACCTGCGTTCATGCGATGGACGTTCCGCGGTCGAATAGCGGGACCGACAGCTATATCGACTTCCCCGGAGACATCATCAGAATGCACGAGCGAGAAGGGTGGCGATTTACCGGCCGCCGCATGATCTGGAAAGAGCCGCTCGCCGTGCGGCTTCGGACCATGCAAAAGAACCTTGCGCACGCCTCGCTTGTCGCCGACAGCATCGATTGCGGGGTCGCCGCCGGAGACCAGCTGTTGACGTTTCGCCGGGCCGGCAAGAACCCGGTGCCGGTCGCGCATCCTGTCGGGATGCTGGATTACGCCGGCGAGAACGTTCCGCCGGTCGACGTGCTCAAGTACCGCGGGTGGACCGGGAAGCAGACCGAAAACCGCTACAGCCATTGGATCTGGAGGCAGTATGCGGACTGCATGTGGGACGACATTCGGATGCAGCGGGTGCTTCCGTATCGCGAGGCGCGCGACAGCGAGGACGAGAAGCACGTTCATCCGCTGCAGCTTGATGTTATCGATCGGTGCGTTCAGCTGTTCAGCAATCCCGGCGAGACCTGCTTCACGCCATTCATGGGCGTTGGAAGCGAGGTCTACAGTCCAGTCATGCTCGACCGCCGAGGCATGGGCGCCGAGCTGAAGCCGAGCTACTATCGGCAAGCCGTGAAGAACGTCACGGCCGCCGCTAACGGGGTGCGATTCGATGGCGACACCGAAGATCTGTTCGCGGCGTCTTCGATGGACTGAAGACGTTACCGATCAGGATATCGCATGACCACCAAGCCCCGAGCCCCACGCACAACCGACGCGCCGGAAGCGCGCGAGAAGTTCCGGCGCCTGTACACGGAGGGCCGCAGCTATCGCGAAATCTGCGACCACATGGGATGGGCACACGAGCAGAACGTCGGCCATTGGAAGAAAAAGCTCGGCCTGCCCGACCGCCCGCGCGGCCCGCGGCAGGACCAGATCGACGCGGTCGTGGCGATGGCCGGGCGCAGGGTCGCGCATATCGCGCGCGATCTGCGGATGCAGGCGTCCACCGTGGTGCGCATCCTGACCGAGCGCGGCCTGTACGACGCGCGGCAGCGGGAAGAAGAGCGCCCGGGCATGCGGGAGAAGGACCTGATCGACGCGGACGCGCGGTGGGCTTCGTGGGCGGGCAATCTGAGGTACGAGGATGCGGCCGTCCGCCCGACGCTGGTTGCGAGGTTCGACCAGCGGCGCGACACGGTTCGGAGCGAGGTCGGGTGCGCGGCCGGGATGTGCGCGACATGATCCGCAGCTCGCGCGTCCTGCCCCTGCGTTGGTGGAGCGGCACGATCGCCGGTGAGCCCGCGAGCAAGGCGAACTCGCGGCGGCTGGTCAAGCGCGGCGGGCGGCCGTTCTTCATCAAGAGCCAGAAGGCGCTCGACTACGCCGAGGCGGCCGCGCTCCAGGTGCCGCGGCTCGGGCCGGATCAGATGTTGCGCGGGCGGCTAAGCCTGACCGCGCATGTCTGGTACTCGACGCAGCGGCCGGATCTGGACATCTCGCTGGTCCTGGATCTGCTGCAGGGCCGGATCTACCGCAACGACCGGCAGGTTCGAGAGATGCACCTCCACCACCACATTGACCGCGAGCAGCCGCGCACCCGGCTGCATATTCAAGAGATCGAGGACGATGACGATGACGATTGAGGCGACAACGATTGATGCGTTCGGCCAGTGGCTGCAGGTTGCGCAGCCTGGCGACCGGTGCATCTACTACCGCGGCCTAGGCCTCGCTGGCGACGCGCGCGCGCGGCCTGCGATCGAGGCGCTGCGGGCGACGGTTCAGGCGGCGGCGGGCCTCAATCCGCGGCTGCTGACAGAGCAGCGGCCGGGCAAGGCGCTGATCCGCGGGCTGAACGGGTATTTCGTCGAGGGTGCGCCGCGGCTGGTCGACCTTGTGCAGCGCCGCGCGGAGATGGGGCGCTACATCGAATACCTTGCAATCATGCGGCGCAATCAAGCGCCAATCAGGAGGACGGAGAATGTCTGAAGCCAAGCCCAACGACGACCTGAGCCGGTTTGCCGACCGCCTCGACCGAGTGCTCGGCGAGATAGAGGAGGCTGCGGACGCGCTGAAGGATCTGAAGGTCGAGATCAAATCGGCCGGGTTCGATGCGGCGGCGCTGTTGGCGGTGGCCAAGCTCCGGCGCGACGACAAGAAGCGCCAGCGGGCCGAGGAGCGGCTGCAGCAGCTGGCCCTCTACGCGGCGCGCCTCGGGGTGCAGCTGGAGCTGGGCGTATGAGCCGGCGCCTGGAGGTCGTCAACAGGATCGCGTTCACCGTGGCGTTGCAATTCGGTCTTGCAAATCCGGAGAGCGTTTTCGGCCGGGACCGGCGCCAGCTCACTGCGAGGGCTCGCTCGCTGTCGATCGCGATCGCTCACGCGGGGATACGCGACATGACCAACGATCAGATCGCCGAGCAATTCAACCGCGACCGTGCGACGGTCGTCTATCACGCGGCGATCTGGAGGCTGCCCAAGAACGCGACGACGTGGAATGTGGCCGTGGCTGCGCTGCGGCGTTGGTGGCCAGACGCGCCAGGACCGCGCTAGAGATCCGGCCGGGCACTCCTGGGGCTGTGACGGCGCGCCCAGCAAGCCAAGCCATCCTGCGTGATCCGCCCGGTCCGGTGGCATCGTGGATCAAGGAAGGTGGCCGTCAACTTGCCATGCAAAGCGCGCATGGCTAGAATGCAAATGCCCCAGCCCGGCGGGAACCGGACTGGGGCGAAACGGACCACCCAAACTGGTCCGGCGCAAGCGCGCGGCGCATCATATCGCCGAGCCTGCTGCCGGGCAAACTGAAAGGCCCGCTATGTCACCTCCAGAACCACTCACGCCAGCCGATTGCAACTTGCGCGGCTTCGCGTGGATGCCGCTCGACGTCCAGCGGCTTCTCGACAGCGACCTGTTCATCCTATCGACTGGCGACGAGTTCAAGGCGGCGGTCGCGCTCTGGGCAAAGGCCTGGGCGCAGGTGCCCGCCGCGTCGCTGCCCAACGACGACCGGCTGCTGGCCCATCTGAGCGGCGCGGGGGCAAACTGGCCCGCCGTCAGGGCGATGGCGCTGCGCGGGTTCGTGCTGTGCTCCGATGGGCGGATCTACCATCAGGTCCTGGCCGAGAAGGCGCTAGAGGCTTGGGAGCAAAGGGAAAAGTCGAGGGCGCGGCAGCGCAAATGGCGCGAGCGCGCAGCACCGGCTGACGCTGGAGACGGCGACGAGACGGTAACGTCACCGTCTCGCGACGCGTTACGAGACGATAACGTAACGGACGACAGGACAGGACAGGACAGGGACCGTACAGTAAAGGATACATCCTGCAACTCTGAACAACCTCCCGGTCCTGATAAGTCTGGAGCGCGCGCAGAGCCGCGCGCCGACCGCGGATCGCGCCTGCCCGTCGATTGGACGCCATCGGACGAAGATCGGGCCTTCGCCCAAGCCGAGGGCATCGACCCGGAGCGCGAGGCGGGATCGTTCAGGGACTACTGGCACGCCAAGCCCGGCGCTGCTGGGCGCAAAAGCAACTGGAGCGCGACGTGGCGGAACTGGGTCCGCCGGTCGGCAGAACGCAATGTGAACGGAGGATCGCGGAATGGCGCAGGATCTCGCAATCGCAACGGCTTTATCGTCCTCGCTGAAAGGCTTGCTCGCGAGGATCGAGACCGAGCAGCCCGGGGCGCCGATGGCAGCTTCTTCGAGGTTGAAGGCCGAAGCGCAGAGCGCGCTGGCGGCGGTCGATGAGGCGCTGAAGCCCGCGCCCGAGGCGCTGGCGTTGCGCTGGCTGACCGCACTGGGCACGCTGACCGCAACCAGAACCGACGAGGCCGATGCGACCGGGAAGGCGCGGGCCTACGCCACGATGCTCGAATACCCGGCCAGCGCGTTCACAAAATCCAGCCTCGGGGTTGCTGCGCGCAAGTTCCGGTGGTTTCCGTCGTTCGCGGAACTGTGCGAGCATCTGGAGGCCGAGACCGCCGAGACCAAGCGCCTGCGGCACCAGCTGCGCCGCGTGATGGCGCTCCCGGTCCAGGACGACAGCCCGCCGCCGCGCTACTCCGATCTGCCGCCCGACCAGCGCCAGCGCGTCGACAAGATCCTCGACGACATCCGCGCATCCCTCCGCAGCCCGGCCGCGGGGCCGCCGGACGACGAAACGACGGGCGGGGCTACCTGAGCATGTCCAGAACGAAACAACGCGCAGGCGGCCGGAAAAACCGGCCTAGCGTCGATTCTGGCGAGGCGGCTGTCCAGCCGACGCCGGAACGGGCTAGGCATGCGGAGCATGGGATCGAGGCCGCAGAGCCGGAACGGACCGAGCGGGGCGGTGGCAGGGCGTTCGTCGACAGCGCGGGCAGGCCTTCAAGACCGTGGCGGGTCGTCGATACGCTGGCCGTGTTGGAGCGCGTCGGCACCCTGACCGCAGACCAGCGCGCCGCCGGTGAGCGCTTCCGCGCGCTGTTCGAGATCGGCGGCCGGGCTGGCGCATCTGCGGTTCGGCTGGAGCCGCGCACGGCGGCCGGTGATCCAATCGGGGCGATCGAACGTAGGGTTGCCGCTGGCAGGGCCTTGGCAGAGGCGGCGAGGCTGCTCGGGGCGCCTGGGGCGCTGTACTCGGTGACCGTCGACATCTGCGGCTTGGGCATGGGGCTGACCGCGCGCGACGAGCTGCTGCGGCAACGGCGGGGCGGGTCCAGTCGGATGCTGGCCGAGGCCCTCGATATCCTGGCGAACGAATGGCGAACTTGACAGGCGGGGACGGTAGGGGTATGCGGGGAGCTAGGATGCGCGAGGCGCGTCGATGAGGACCATCGGCCAGCCTCTCCGCACCACTGCTAAGCGGGCGATCGCCACCACGGTCGAGGCCCGCGACAGCTACTACGACAGCCCCGAACACCGCGCCTGGAGCCGCGAGGTCATCCGTCGCAGCGGCGGGATGTGCGCGTCCTGCGCTGCGCTGGACAAGCGGCTCGTGGCCGACCACGTCGTTGAGATCCGCGACGGCGGAAGCCGGACCGATCCGGCCAACGGGCAGGCGCTCTGCTGGCCCTGCCACGGTCGCAAGACCGCCGAGGCGAGGGCGCGGAGGCATGCGTCCAAGGCATAGTTCCTTGCCCGACAGGGGGTAGGGGGGGCAAATGTTGGGCGGTTTAGGGGGCGGCAATGCACGGGGTGGCACGCGGAGACTTTTCCCCGCCCACTGAATGAGCATCCGCCCCTCGCAGCGATGCAGTTGCCGCATATCTAGGCAGCCATCCGAAACCACTGGAGACCTGACATGCCGAAAGGCGGTCCCCGTCCCGGCGCCGGCCGACCGAAGCAGTCGCAGGCGGCCCCGGCCAAGTTGATCTTGACCGAAGCCATGCTCGTTGGCCTGTCGCCGCTGGAATACATGCTCTCCGTCATGCGCGACCCGTCCGCCGACGCCGCGCGCCGCGATCGCATGGCCCAGGCGGCAGCCCCATACGTCCACGCCCGCGCCGAAGCGCCCGGCAAGAAGCAGCAGGCCGAAGAGCTGGCCGCGACCGCCGAGCGCGGAACCGACTGGGAGCGCCTGCTGGCGAACTGATGGGCTGGGACACCGCCTGCCGCGACTGGGCTGATCGGCTCCGGTCGGGGCGGTCCCTGGTCCCGGACCTGCCGCTCGACAAGGACGCCGCCGACCGCGCGGCGATGATCTTCGACGCGCTGCGCCTTCCCGACGTTCCCGGCCGCCCGCGGATGCGCGAGGCCGCCGGCGACTGGCAACGCGACATCGTGCGGGCGCTGTTCGGCTCGGCGATCGGCGGAGAGCGTAAAATCCGCGAGGCATTCGTCCTCGTGCCGAAGAAGAACAGCAAGACCACCGCCGGCGCAGCGATCATGTTGACCGCGCTCTTGGTCAACCAGCGCCCGCGCGCCGAGTTCTTGCTGATCGCGCCGACGCAGGAGATTGCCGACCTCGCCTTCAATCAGGTTGTCGGCATGATCGAGGCCGAGCCAGTCCTGGCCGCCAAGTTCCACGTCCAGTCGCACCTCAAGCGCATCGCCTACCGGCAGACGAAAGCGTTCTTGAAGGTCAAGTCCTTCGACCCGAAGGTCGTCACCGGCACGAAGCCTGCAGGCATCCTGCTCGACGAAACGCACGTCATCGCCGAGGCCGCCGACGCTGACCGCGTGATCGGTCAGCTGCGCGGCGGTCTGATCTCGCAGCCCGAAGCCTTTTTGATCCAGATCACCACGCAGTCCGAGCGCCCGCCTGCCGGTGTGTTCGCGGCGGAACTGTCGAAGGCCCGCAAGGTCCGCGACGGTCAACTGGCCGCGCCACTCCTGCCGGTCCTGTACGAGTTTCCCGAGGGCGTTGACTGGCAGGATCCCGGCAACTGGCATCTCGTCACGCCCAACAACGGCCGTAGCATCACCGTCGATCGCCTCGTCCCTGACTTCGAGGCCGCGAAGGAGGCGGGCGAGGCCGAGCTTCGCCGCTGGGCATCGCAGCACCTCAACGTCCAGATCGGCGTGGCCTTACGGTCCGACGGCTGGGCTGGCGCGCAATTCTGGTCGCGCGGCAACGGCGGCCCTCGATCGCTCGACGAGCTGCTCGACCGCGCTGAGGTCGCCACGATCGGCCTCGACGGCGGCGGCCTCGACGACCTGTTCGGCTTCGCGGTCATTGCGCGCGAGCGCGATACGCGCCGATGGCTGCTCTGGGCTCATGCGCTGATCAGCCCCGAGGGGCTGGACCGGCGAAAGGCAAACGCCGCGCTCTACCAGGACTTCGCTCGCGACGGCGACCTGACGGTCGTCGACGGCCTGCCGGGCGATCTGGAGTGGATCAAGTCGCATGTCGGGCTTGTGCTGGATGCCGGCTGCCTCGCGATGGTCGGCGCAGATCCCGCCGGCATCGGCGGCGCGGTGGACGCGCTGGCCGAGATCGGCGTCTCGGAAGAGACGAAGCTGCTCGTCGGCGTGCCTCAGGGTATCCGATTGATGAACGCGGCCAAGACCGTCGAGCGCAAGCTGGTCGACGGCTCGCTGAAACACTCCGGCTCGCGCCTCATGGCGTGGTGCGCCGGAAACGCCAAGGTCCGCGCCACCTCGAGCGCGATGATGATCGAGCGCGCCGCCTCGGGCTACGGAAAGATCGATCCGCTGATGGCTGCATTCAACGCCGCGCACCTCATGACGCTGAACCCGACCGTCGCCGGACCGGCGGCGGCGTGGGCGATGCCGTGCTGAGCTGGATAGAGCGGCTGCTCGGCCGCGACGAGAAGAAGGCGGTCGAGTTCACCGAGGGCTGGCTCGACGCCGCATTCGGCTACAGCCAGTCCTGGACCGGCGAGCCCGTCACGATCTCGACGGCGCTGCAGGTTCCGGCCTTCTATCGCGCGGTCATGGTCATCGCCGACGGCATCGCGCAGCTGCCGATCGTGCTGATGCGCCCGGTCGATGGCGGCATGAAGCCGGCGACCGATCACCCGCTCTACGACCTGTTCGCGCGCAAGACGAACGCATGGCAGGACGCGAGCGAGTGGACGCGCACGACCATGATGCACAAGGCGTCGACGGGCTGCGCGGTGTCCTGGCGGAACGTGGTCAACGGCCAGATCCGCGAGCTGATCCCGATCAAGCCCGACAACGTGCAGATCGTGGTTCGGCAAGACCTTGAACTCGAATACACGATCAGCCTGGAGAACAGCCGCACCCTGACGCTCTCGCGCGGCGAGGTCTTCCATCTGCGCTCACCGTCGTGGGACAGCGCGCGCGGCCTCGATCCGGTCCTGCTCGGGCGCCAAGCGCTCGGTCTCGCCCAGGCCAGCGAGCGGTCGCAAGCCGCTCTGCACAAGAACGGCGTTCGCACGACCGGGCTTTTCACCCTCGACGGCAACCCGTCGGAGGAGCAGCGCGATCGCGTGCGCCAGGCGATCGCTTCGATGTACGGATCGGCAGCGAACACCGGCAAGCCGGTACTGGCCTCGGGCGCCCTCAAGTTCACGCCGACGCAGATGACCGGCGTCGACGCGCAGCACCTCGAAACGCGCAAGCACCAGATCGAGGAAATCGCGCGCCTCATGGGCGTGTTCTCGATCATGCTCGGCCACGCCGGCAACAACTCACCGACCTTCGCGAGCGCCGAGGCCTTCTTTGCGGCGCATGTCCGCTACACGCTTCAGCCCGAGATCAAGGCCCTCACCGCCGCGCTGAACGCGCAGCTCCTCACCGACGACGAATGGCGCGCGGGGCTCCGCTTCACGATCGACACCAGCGAACTGCTGCGCGGCAGCCTCAAGGATCGCGCCGAGTACTACGACCGCGCGATCCGCGGCGGCTGGATGACGCGAAACGAGGCGCGCGAGGACGACGGGTGGAACCCGCTGGACGGCCTCGACAAGCCTCTCTTCCCGCTCAACATGGGCGAGGTCGCCGGCCAGGGCTCGGATGCGGACGTGGCGTCGCCGGTCGACGTCGAGGACGACGACGAGGACGACGACAACGGCCAAAAGAACCCGTGGAAGCCCACCGACGAGATGGCCGCCGCCGCTCGCCGGGCGCTTGCGTGGCGCTCCGAGTTCGGCCGCGGCGGCACCGCGATCGGCATCGCTCGCGCGCGCGACATCAGCAACGGCCGGCGCCTGCCGCGCGACACGATCATGCGGATGGCCAGCTTCTTCGCGCGCCACGAGGTCGACAAGCGGGCCGAGGGCTTCCGCGAAGGCGAGCCCGGCTTCCCGAGCAACGGCCGCATCGCGTGGGATCTCTGGGGCGGCGACGCGGGCCGCGCATGGGCGAACAGGATCGCCGATCGGATCGAGGAGCTGGGCGAATGACAAACGGCGTCGCGAGCATCGCGCTCGAAGTCAAGTTCGCGCCCGACAAGCCCGCCGGCTCATTCGCCGGATACGGCGCGGTCTACGGCAACATCGACGAGGGCGGCGACATGATCACGCCGGGCGCGATGGCGCGAAGCCTCGCGTCGTGGAGCGCGAAGGGCGGCCTGCCCTCGATGTACTACAACCACGACCGCGCCAAGGGCGCCGTCGGCGTCTGGGACAAGATGGCCGAGGACACGAACGGCCTGCACGTCGAGGGCCGCATCATCGGGTTGGACACAGACGAAGGCAAGATGACCTACGCGCGCCTGCGCGAAGGCGCGATCAAGGGCATGTCGATCGGCTATCGCGTCCCTGCTGGCGGCTCGAAGATGGGCACCGGCCGCACGGGCGAGCCGCGCCGCTGGCTCAAGGCGATCGATCTGCGCGAGGTCTCGATCGTCGACGACCCGATGAACCCGCTGGCGAAGCTCGCATATCTCAAGAGCGCGCCATCCCTGATCCTCGACGCGCGCGGCCTGGAGGCCGCCCTGCGCGACGAACGCAAGATGTCCATCGCCGAGGCGAAGAGCCTCGTCGCGGTGGTCCGCCGTCACCTGCGCGACGCAGGCGACGATACCGCCGACGCCTCTCGTGACGACGAGGTCGAGGCTCTGGTCGCGTCGCTCAAGCGCGCGGCTTCCATCCTCTCCGCGAAAGGTTGATCCAATGGACACCAGCGAACTGAAGAGCGCGGTCGACGCTGTCGGCTCCGCTTTCGAAGCCTTCAAGAAGACCAACGACGCGCGCCTCGCCGAGATCGAGCGCAAGGGCAGCGCCGACGTCGTCGTGCGCGACAAGCTCGACCGCATCGAGGCGAGCCTGTCGAAGTACGAGACGCTGAACCAGAAGCTCGTGCAGGCCGAGCTGGCCGCGAAGAACGCGAGCGAGACCGCCGCCGATCTGGCCGCGAAGCTCAACCGCCTGGGCTCGGGCAAGTCCGCCCCGGCCGCCGACGAGGTCAAGGCCCGGGCCAACGACTGGATGCGCGCCGTGGTCCGCTCGATCGCGCGCGGCGACGGCTCGCTGTCCGAGAGCGAGCGTAAGTCGCTCGACAGCGTGCAGGCCGAGATGAAGACCCTGTCGCTCGCGCCCGACACGCTCGGCGGCTACCTCGCGCCGACCGAGTACGTCCGCGAAATCATCAAGGGCGTCGTCGAGATCACGCCGTTCCGCGCGGTCGCGCGCACGCGCCAGACCACGCAGAAGGCCATCCAGCTGCCGAAGCGCACGGGCACCTTCTCCGCGCAGTGGGTCCAGGAGCAGGGCACGAAGTCGGAAACGACCGGCCTGACCTACGGCATGGACGAGATCCCGACGCACGAGATGTTCGCGCTCGTCGACATCACGAACCAGATGCTCG